CGAGATGTTCTGCTCCACGCTTAAATCTTATATTTGACCACGGACTAGCACTTGCTCCAGGACGAGGTCTTATAATACTACGTCTAAATTCGTCACCTTTGATTGAAGTATTATTTGGTACCTTAATTGGAAAGTGTTCAAAGTAAACGCCACTTTCAACTCTAATTGTTATTTCGGGATATTCTGTACCAGATGCTTGGTACTCACTATACGGAACACCTGGAATTGGATTACCAAACTTCAATTGTTCGTTAGTTACAAATGTACCTTCTTCAACTTTTATAATTAACTGATCAGCAGTTTGTCCTGCATTAATATTATATTCTTCAATAATACCTACAGCGCCACTAGTTTGACCAATTACTCTAAATCCACTACGAAGTTCAGTTCGAGCATCTAATTCACTAGCACCTTTAAATATTGCAATATCTTTAAAATCATCAACATCGCCAATTGATACAATATACGAACGCTGTTGTTGTACTTGACTATCGTATGTGATCCATTTTTGGTATGGTCCTAATCCTTTTGAAGCTCTATTAATTACACGTTCAGCTTCTCTACAGGCAGCGTTTATACTGGCAAATGCTGTTCCTGGAGTGCGTCCTCTTTTAACTCCAAATATATTATCATCACGCCCGTTAGGAGAAACAAATAATACATTAGTACTTGTTTGAAAAGGTGTGCTTGCTACTAGATAATAATCTGAGCCATCTGAATATTCTAAACTTTGTGTTGCTGTGTTATATCTAAAAAGGCCACTTGATGCACTAGGTCTTTCCGCTGTGCCTTGTAAGGTTAGTTCTGTTAGATTGCCTTCATCATCGACTTTTATTTTATCGCCAAATGCAGGCTTGCCCCCTGCTGTTTCGCTATCACCTATATATAATTGATCGTTTTCGGTATCATAGATGACTTCGCCATTAAGTGGCGTAAAAGTTTTTCTATCAGCTGTTGGGCCACGCCTAACAAGTATACTACCGTGTTCTGGATCTGACATCTATTAATCCTCTATTAGCGGACTGTCTGGTCCGTATGTAATGCTTGGATCGTATGATGCGGTACCTTGTAATGGTATAGATCCACCGTCAAAGTAATTCGCCGGCGTGTGGCTTAACGCCTGGCCATCAATCCTTGCAACTTTTGATACATAACCGGGATTAAGTTCTCCGGCATCAAGTGGCGGAATATTAAAGAAGTTATTTGTGTCAAATGGAGCACCGCGTCTAATCATACTACAATCCTTTGTAGTATTTATCGGACTAGACGAGCGAGCTGTTAACTTAGTGCTATACCAGTAGTTTGTGATGTATACTGTTTTGCAATTTCTGTTTCTGTTTTAGCAACACAACTTACTGCGTGTGCTTGTAGAACAAATTTTGCATCAGGTGATACACCAAACATAAACGGTGCTAAACCTAGTCCTTGTTGCTGTGCAATAAGAACCATTGGCTTATGCAGTTTAAATGTTTTATCGGTTTCTTCTTCCAGGCGAGCTACTAATTCTTCTCCTGAAGTTAACTTAAAAGAGACTGTGTCTCCAATTTTGTATGGTGTTTCTAATAACATATTTTTTTATCTCTAAAGTGTGTGTCCCGTGCCATTATAGCCGGTTTCTTCTAAGTATGTACTAAACTGATCGTAGCCGCCAATTGCTGTTCCGTTAATACGGATCTGTGGCACTGTACGGGCACCTGGAAAGTTTTCTAACAGTTCTTCCTTAGTATAATCGGTGCCGAGTGTTTTGTACGTATACTCTAACTGACGCATTTCGCAAATTGCTTTTGCTTTATCGCAGTAAGGACATTGTGGTTTTCCATAAATTTCAATCATTATAAACTGAATCCTTTTAATGAGTCTTGACTCACATCTTGTTTAATGCCACCAACGATATAGCTTTCAACTTCTGTCTCTTGAGGTGCAACTTGCAATCCTGAGCTAGACAACCAATGCTGTGTCCACGGTAGCGGGTTAGTATTTACTGGGGCGTCAAATATAGCATCCATTCCCAGCGCCTTGAGTCGTCTGTTAGCAATGTACTCTACGTACTGATGTAACAATGTATCATTAAGTCCAATCATTGAACCATCTTTAAATAGATAGTTAGCCCAATCTTTTTCTTCTGCAACACATTCACGCCATAAGTTGTATACTTCTTCTTCGCACTCTTTAGCAATCTTCTTCATCTCTGGATCGTCTTTGCCTTGAGCCCATAACTTTAATACGTGTGTACTTAGTGCTAGGTGTTGTGCTTCATCGCGAGCAATTAATGAAATAATCTTTGCAGATCCTTCCATTAGTTTTAGTTCGCCAAAAGCAAACGTACACGCAAAACTTACATAAAAACGCAAGCCTTCTAAGATATTTACTGTCTGCATTGCAAGATATAGTTTCTTCTTAACTTCGTGCATATTGCCTTCGCCGCGATGCTGAAATGCGTCTACTGCATCATTAAAGGCATCGTAATGTTTAGTTACACTTGTTGCTCTAGCAATGATCTTTTCATCATCTAAGATAGTATCAAACACTTCTGACGGGTCAGCGTACACATTCTTCATAATGTGTGTGTAGCTACGTGAGTGGATTGTTTCAAAGAAATCCCAAGTAACAATGCAACCTTCTAGTTCAGGTAAGGATACGTGTGGCAAAAATGCTAGACACGGACCACGTCCTTGGACACTATCAAGTAGTGTTTGATATTTTAGATTGGAAGTAAAAATGTGCTTCTGCTCTGGACGGAAGTTAGCAAAGTCAGCACGGTCTTTTTGTAGACTTACTTCTTCTGGTCTCCAAAAATAACCAAGCATAGTTTGATTAAGTTTGTCAAACACAGGAAATTTGAATACATCATATCTCTGTGTGTTTTGGTCTGCTCCGAAGAACATATTTTGTTTGGTGAAATCCACCTTTTCTTTGTTAAAAACTGTCTTTGCCATCTTTTTTATTTCCTCTGTCTGTGCTCTTTTATACTAGCGTATCTAGTAGGTTTTGTCAACCACTAAATTGCACACGCCTCACATTCTTCACCTTCGTCTATCTCACCTGGTGCTAACTCTACTTGTTTTTCTTCTTCTATCTCACTTGGATCTTGCTTGTAATCGTAAGTGTTTTGATAATAACTTGTTTTCCAACCAAACTTATACGTGTTTAATAAGTCACTAATCATAACACTCATTGGAACTTCGTTATCTGGATATTGCGTAGGATTATAACTCCAGTTGCCACTAATTGCTTGATCAAAGAACTTTTGCATAACTGCAACAATGTTAATATATCCTTCGTTACTTGGCATATCCCATAGTAAACTATAGTGATTCTTTAGTGTTTGATACTGTGGAACAATCTGCTTAAGAGGCCCTTTTTTGCTTTTCTTAACGGACAAGTAACCTCTAGGAGGTTCGATTCCGTTGGTAGCGTTCGACACAACGGAACTGCTCTCCGAAGGCATCTGTGCGGACAATGTGCTGTGCCGTAGCCCGTGTTCCCTAATCTGTACTCGTAAAGCCTCCCAATCATAGTTTAGCGTATTCTCCACAATCGTATCGACATCACTCTTATATGTGTCAATAGGAAGGATGCCGTCTGAGTATTTAGTACGTTCGAAGTACTCGCAAGCACCACGCTCTTGTGCAAGTTTGTTACTTGCTTTTAACAAGTAGTATTGAAACGCTTCCGTTAGTTCATGTACAGCCTTCCAACTTTCAGGATCTTCATACTTGGTTTTATTCTTAGCAAGAAAATGTGCTAATCCAATATAACCTACTCCTAAACTACGTCTTGCTTTAGTTGACTTTTCTGCAGCTAAAATAGGATACTTTTGGTAATCAATAATTTCTTCTAATGCTCTCACAGCAAGATCACATAGATCTTCTAGATCGCCTAATTCTTTAATAATGCCTACATTAATAGCACTAAGAATACATAGTGCAATTTCACCTTCTGGATCGTCAATATGATTAAGCGGCTTAGTTGGAAGTGTAATCTCTTGACACAAGTTACTCATGTATACTGTGTCTTTAAATGAACTGTGTGTATTACAGTGATCAACATTCATAATGTAAATACGTCCTGTTTCAGCTCGCTCTTTAATCAACGCAGAAAACAACTCCATTGCTGGTACAGATCGTTTCTTAATGCTTGTAGCACGTTCATATTTTTCGTATAGCTCTTGGAACGCTACTGGATCACCAAAGTATGCTTCGTACAATCCCGGAACATCATGCGGCGAGAAAAGGGTTATATCACCGCCGGACAACAACCTTTCATACATAGTTTTGTTTAACTGAATACTATAATCTAGTTTACGTACACGATTGTCCTCAGTGCCTTTATTGTTTTTTAATACAAGGA